ATGCTGCAATCCGTTGCAAGGCCGGTACGGGTCAATCGCCAGTACATCGTGATGGCGATGGCGGCGCACCAAGTCAGTTGCCGAGAGATCGCGCAGGCCGCCGCAGTGCATCCCTCAACGGTGACGCGGGTCCTCCGCAATTTCCGGAGCGTCGCACCGGAAAAGCGCACAGCCGTGATCGTCGCCCTGGCGAAGCGCTTGGGCGTGGATCCCGATGTCTTGTGCGTCGGTCGGCTCGCCGCGTAGGCCCGCAGAGCTCGCGCGGCGGGTCGATCTTTTTTCTACTGGGAAATCTATCCCGTAGCAGGGGGGCAAGTCAATGCCTAAAAGCGGCCCTGCGAGCCCTTCCCAGCTCAATCTCTTAGACGCTCTCGCCGCCCAGTCCGCCGAGCCTGGGACTGACATGGCCTGGGGCCGGCGCATGCAGGCCCTCATGTCCAAGGCGATCAAGCGCTCGGGCCTCTCGCGCCAGCAAATCGCGGACGGGATGTCCTGCCTTCTCCGAGAGAAAATCTCAGCCCACCAGATCAACTCGTGGCTCGCCGAGTCAAAGGCGGGCCATCGCTTTCCCGCTGAGTATCTGCCGGCGTTCTGTGCGGTGACGGCTGACCTCGACCTGGTCCGCGATGCCGCGGGACTTGTGGGGGCGAGGATCGCCAGCAGGGAGGACGTAGTCCACGCCGAACTGGGGAGGCTCTACCGGCGCCGGCGGGAAGCCTCACGAAAAGAGGGTGCGCTGTTGAAGATCCTGGAAGGAGGGCAGCAATGAAAAGGTTGATCGTCGCAGTCATGGTCCTGGTAGTCGGTGGCTTCGCTGGGGCGGCGAGACCGGCGTTGGCACAGATGAAGGGGAGCCGAGAGCCGAGGGCAGAGAGCCGCGAGGTCCGGACGATCCAGCAAAGTCTCGATGTGATCGCGACGGAGGAGACCCGGGTGAAGAGCCGCCCGACGGATTTTCCGCCGGCGGCGAGCGGCGGGGGAGGGCAGATCGGGCCTTACGGGCTAACGTGCGCCGAGGCGCGTGAAAGGCTGCGCTGGAGCGATCTGCCGTGTGCGGTCGGGATGCCGCAACGATAGCCGAAACCCCGCTTCGGCGGGGTCTCCCGGGCGCCACCCGGGACCGATGAGGCAGGCGACACCACACGAGGTCACATGGAAAAGATAAGTCCACATGCTGAGACCGAGGACGAGAGAGCCGGGGCGCAGGAGACCTTCGTCCCCGCGACCGTGACGGCGGAGCTACTGGGGATCACGGCGCGGGCCGTGCGCAAGCGGATCCTGGCCGAAGGTTGGGATCACCGATATGTCTCGGCCCGGGAGAGCCGGGGGAAGCGGCTCGAGATCGCGCTGACCGCGCTGCCGGGAGTGGTGCAGGTCCGCGCGCTCCAGCGCGCGGCGTCCAATGTTCAAGGTCCGACGTCGGAGGTCCAGGAACCGAAGGCGGGGAGCGGGTACGAGACGGCGAGCCCGAGGGATCGGGCGGAGGCGGATCGAAGGCTCGCCCTCCTGACTGGCTGGCGCCAGTTCGTCGGGACCACGGGACCACAAGACCACGGACCACGAGGCAGGACCGAGGCGACGCGGGAATTCGTGCGGATCCAGCGCGAGGCCGGCCAGTGCGTCAGCAAGGCGAGCTTGTACGCCTGGGCGGCGGCGCACCAGGCCCAGGGGCCTGCCGGCCTCGTTCCCCGCTACTCCGGTGGACGGAGCACCAGCCTGGCCGGCGCCGACAAGGCACTCTTCCTGAGCGTGTGGGGCGATCAGGCCCAGCCAAAGGCCGCGACGAGCTATCGTGCCTTTCTCATCGTGCGGGCCCGCCAGGCGAGTCCCGGGCCGGCGCCCACGCTGCACGCGGTCCGCTACATGCTGGGGCACCTCTCCGCCGAGGAGAAGGCCGCGCTCCGGATGGGAGCGAAGGCCTATCGGAACGTCGGGCCATTCATCGAGCGTGACTACGAAACGATCCTCCCCCTCGAGTGGTTCTGCATGGACCACTCGCCCCTCGACGTGATCTGTCTCGACCAGCAGGGAAGGCGGTGCCGGCCGTATATCACGGCGCTCCAGGACCTCCGGACCCGCCGCGTGGTGATCGTCCTCTCCACGCAGCCGAACCAGGACGTCGTCCTCTACTGCCTGGGCAAGGCCATCCTTCTCTGGGGGATCCCCGATCACCTCTACGTGGACAACGGGAAGGATTTCCGCGCCCGGTCCGTCACGGGCGGCCGGGGCAAGGTCTTCCGGCTCGGCCTGGATGAGGGGCGCTGCCGGAGCTTGTGCGACCAGCTCGGGGTGCAGGCGCATTTCGCGGACCCGTTTAATGCCCGCGCAAAGCCGATCGAGCGCTGGTTCGGGACCCTCGAGGAGAACGTCGGGAAATTCTTCGATACCTACTGCGGCCGGTCCACCGAAATGAAGCCGGAGCGGCTGAAGGAAGTCCTCAGCGCAGGCAAGCTGCCCACGTTCGCCGAGGTGGAGCGCGTGATCACCGGCTGGATCGAGACTGACTACCACGAGCGGGCGCACGCCGGCCAGGGCATGAACGGGCGGAGCCCGAATCAGGTGTGGGCCGAGCTCATCGGCCAGGTGCAGGTCCGCAGGGCCACGCGGGAGCAGCTCAGGTATTTCCTGATGCGATCCCCGACGGTCACCGTGCGGCGCAACCAGGTGAGCCTGCTGGGACGTCGCTACACGCCCGCCGTCGAGAACCTCGACTGTCTCTATGGGTGGGAGGGGAAAGAAGCCCGCGCGCGCTACGACCCACAGGACGCCAGCCGCGTCTTCCTGGTGGACGCCGACGACAGCCCCATTGGCTGGCTCGTGGAGAAGACCTTGCTCGGGTTCGGCGCAGTGCCCAGCGCCGCGATCGCCGAGGCGAAGCGGCAGCAGGCCCGCCATCGGGCCCAGGGGCGGGCGGTCCAGGCCGAGCAGCGGGCTGCGCGGAACGAACCCGACGGGCTCAAGCGGGTCCTCCGCGACCATTACGCCAACGCGCTGCCCACCGACGCCCACGGCACGGCGCGGCCCCCCGCGCCGCCAGGTCGGCCCGGCGTCCCCCAGATCCTTCCGGTCTCTACCGGCGCCCGGGAATCGGCTCGCCTGGTGGCGCATCCGCCGACGGAGGATGCGCGGCTCCATGCCGTGCGGGCGAGGATCCAGGATGAGGAGCCGGGGAGCCTAGAGCCGAGAGCCGCGCGGGTTCGGAAGCCGAATGCCGCGGATCTGAGCGATCAGGTCCTGGAGGAACGGTACGCGGCCCGGGCCGCGAGAGTCACAGGAGACTGACATGCCACAGGCAGCAGCAGTACGAGCCATGAGCCATGAGCCAAGACCGGAGACCGAGGACGGGCCCGTCAGGCTCGATCCGAAGGCGAGTGCGGCGCGGATCATCGAAGGACTGAGTCGCGATCCGGAACAGGTCCGGGCCGCCAGTAAGGTGGCGCGCACCGACGCCTTTATCTCCCTCGTCCGGTCGGACTTGGCCGGCTACATCGAGCGCAGCGGCGCTACGCAGGCCGACGTCGCCCGGGCCATCGGCTCAAATCCAGCTTATGTCAACCAGTTCCTGTCCGGCAAGTTCCCCGTCCCAAAGCAGGAGCCGGCCTTCGCCCGGACGATCTCCCGCTACCTCGCGCGCGAGGGGCGGCGGGCGGATCAGGTGACCGAGGCGGAATTTGTGGAGACGCGCCCAGCGCGCCACACCCTGGCCGTGCTCCAGGATGCGCACGACGGCCACCGGATGGTGGCGGACGTGGGGCGGAGCGGGATGGGCAAGACGATCTCCTGCCGCCATTACGCAGAGACCAACGAGGGCGTGATCTACGTCCTCTGCGGGTACCAGATCCGGGCGCCCAGGGCCTTCCTGGGGCACCTCGCGGGCAAGTTGAAGATGGCCGCGCACGCCCGGTTCGCCGACCTCTACGAGCAGGTCGTGGTCAAGCTGGCCAACAGCGGTCGGCTCTTGATCGTGGACGAGGCGGAGCACCTGGACGGAGAGCTGGGGGAGAAGACCATGGAGATGCTTCGCCAGCTCTGGGAACGGACGGCGATCGGCCTTGCCTTTGTCAGCAACGAGCGCTTCTGGCGAAACCTGGAGAACGACCGGACGGCCGAGCGGATGGAGAAGTTCACCACCCGCCTCGGCGCGAAGAAGTTCCTTCGCCGGAAGGCCCACCGCCAGGACGTGGAGGCCATTGTCGCGAGGCACCTGGAGAGTTATGACGCCGAGGTCCTGGAGCGGCTCGTCGCGCGGGCCCAGGGGCCCGGCGCCTTCCGCGCTGTCGCCCTGTACTGCCAGCAAGCGGCGATCGAGGCCGCGAAGGATGGCGGCCGCGTGACGATGACCACCCTGGACCGGGTCGCGGCGGTCGTGGACGCCCAGCTCGAGGACGCGGAGAAATGAGGCCGGCGACGAGGCCATGTCCGGTGCTGGGGTGCGACCAGCGGATCCCGTACTACTGGCTCATGTGCCGGCCGCACTGGCGGCGGGTGCCGATACTGCTCAAACGAGCAGTATGGGCGACGTACCACGAGGGCCAGCAGGATGATTTGAGCCTCGTGACGCCGGAGTACATCGAGGCCCGGCGCCTGGCCGTGGAGGCGGCGGGGGCAGACCGGGGCGGGGAGCAGAGGGGGGGACATGAAGACTTGAAGCCGTTCCCCATGGGCTACGGGGACTGGCCGTGATGCACGAGGGCGGGCCCACCGCCACAGCCGGCCGCATATACCCCCAGGCCGGCGAGCCACGGGCACCGGCGCGCAGGCGCAGGATCGGCCTCATGAGCCATCCCCCGCTTCAATGCGGGGCGCCGGCGCCTGATGGCGGGCGTGAAACGTGAGGGGAGAACCGGAGGCGCGGGGGCTGATCGCGGTACCCGGCCTGGTCGTATTCGTCGGGCCGGTCCACCGGGGATTCTGCCGCCCGTGCCTGAAGCGTGAGTGGGGAGCGTTCGTGGCGTTCGAGCGATGGGACAAAGGCGTCTTTCGGTGCCTGGGGTGCCTGCGGGCGGCCGCTAAGCAGATCGCGGCGAGGGCGGCAGAGAAGCCGCCAGCGCAACCCGCCAGTTTGCCAGCATGCCAGCGGACCGCGGAGCAGTAGGATTGGGATGCGCGAGTGCCCGAGGTGTCACAACGAGAAGGCGTACTTCATCGGCGAGATCTGTGGGGACTGCCACGCCAAGGGGCTGGACCTGCTCGGGGGGTCGGACGGCAAGAAGGGAGCGATGCCAATGGAATTTCGGAAGGAGGCCTGTAAGAAGGGCTGTGGGCGGGAGATCGGGGTCAACCAGCTCGCGCGGCACGAGGCGGCATGCAATGGGGAGCCGCGATCCGCGAGCCGCAGGTCGAACCTGCCGGTCAGGCGGAAGTTGGCGGCGCATCCGATGCCGGCGCAGCGGCGGGAGGACGGCGCAGCTGTCGCCCTGGGCGCGGCGCGGATCAGTGCGGAACTGCTGGCCGTGATCGAGGAGTGCCATCGGGCCATCGACCTGATCCGTTTGGCGGCCCGGCGGATCGAGGAGCGCGGAGGCGCATAGTGAGGGGATGATGTCCAAGGTTCGAGGTCTCAGGCTGTGCCCGAGGTGCGGCGAGGAGTTCACGACCGAGGTAGACGACGCCCCGTGCTGCCGGGAACACGGTCGGTTCGGCTGGTTCCGTCGGTTCTGGTGGCTGACGGGCATTCCGCGCTTGCTGGCGATGGTCTAAGGGCCTGGTGATGGGCAAGACGACCGGGATCCAATGGTGCGACGCGACCTGGAACCCGTGGCAGGGATGCCATCCGGTCTCCTCGGGGTGCGCGCACTGCTACATGTTCCGCGAGAAGCGGATGTACGGGCAGGATCCGAAGACCGTCGTGCGCTCGAAGGACGGGACCTTCCATGCGCCGCTGCACTGGAAGGAGCCCAAGCGGATCCTTGTCTGCTCCTGGAGCGACTTCTTCATCGAGGAGGCGGATCCGTGGCGGGCCGATGCCTGGGCGATCATGAAGGCCTGCCCGGACCACACATTCATTATCCCGACGAAGCGGATGCTGCGCGGGAGTGAACTTCTCCCCTGGCGCGCCCCCATCCAGGAGGGCCTCTTCTGGCGGGACCCCTGGCCGAATGTCTGGTTGCTGGTCAGCGTATCGGCCCAGGAGGAGTCCGACCGCGAGGTGCAGACCCTGATGGAGACCAGGGCGGCCGTGCGCGGGGTCAACCTGGAGCCGCTGCTAGGTCCGGTGGATCTATTCGGAGAGTTTGGGCATACCGGATGTAGTTACCACAAGCCTGGGCTCGAGTGGGTCGTCGTCGGCGGCGAGAGCGGCGGACCCCCGGAGCGGGCGCTGGTGGAACTAGTGTCCCACCAATTCAATATCTACACGAAGCCAATCCTCTCTTCCTGGGAACCAAAAGCAGAATCGCTCGCCTGGGTCCGCTCGATCCGGGACCAGTGCCAGGCAGCCGGCGTCCCCTTCTTCTTCAAACAATGGGGCGGGCCGAGGCCGACGTCGGGCGGGCGGTTGCTTGACGGGCGGGAGTGGAATGAATTCCCTGAATCCCACACACAGCGAGACATGCTATCGGACGTGAGGGCTGGGGCCGGGGTGAGCGCGGGGAACCCGGCAAGCCGAGCCAGCGGTGCTCCCGAAGCCGCGCCCGACGATAGCATGGCCGCTCGGGGCAAAGGAGGGCAGCGCCCGGCGGTTGCGCAGGATGGCACGGCCCCCCGGTGAACTGGCAGCCGGGGGGAATTAAGCGGGAGGGTCCATGAGGCCGCGCGACGTCATCAGAAGGATCGACGAGATCGAAGGGCTAATAGAGCATCAAGTGACTGTTGACCCGAGTCTCGAGGCCCTCCTGGGTGACGCGCTCGACGAGTTGCGGGCATGGCGCGAGGAGATGGAGAGGCAGGAACTGGCTGATTGCTTTGTCGGAGATCGGAGGGCCGCGTGAAGCGGAGGGAGTTGCCCGGGGATCCGCTGGAGCGGAAGGCGAGGATAGGCGAGGCATTCCGGCGAGCCATTGACCTCCTGGCGCGGCGCATTTCGTATCGGGCTGGCGGACGGCCGGAGCGCAAGCGCGGGCGAAAGCGCACATGGGCGACGCCGGGTGCCTTCGGGGCGATCCGCGACCTGCGCAGCACGGTCCGTTGCCGCTGCGCAGGATGCCAAAGGGCCGCGCACCGCGGCGGGATGGTCCAATCATGAGGCCGCGGCACCTGGTCAGGCACCCGCTGACGCTGCAGAGCTGGCAGCCGGAGCCCTCGCTTCTAGCCAGGATCCTGGGCGAGTTGCTCTGGTGGATCGGCGGCATCGCGCTCGGCGCCGGCCTGGCGGTGATTCTCCAGGCGCTGCACAAGGCGGGGGTGACGCCATGACTTTCGACGACGATTACGCTTTGAGCATTGCCACTGCACTGATCCTCTACGGCGTGGCTTGCGTCGCAGTCGGCTACTGGCTCAAGGCATCGATCAGCCGCGCGTTGCGGGAGATCTTCCGCCCGCAGCCGAGGCCGGATGCGCCGGACGAGCATGCCAGGGACTTGGGAGTAGGGGCGTGAGCGGAACTGGGGATCTCCATCGGGGGTTGCGCGCCGGGGAGCCACAGGGCTGCCCCTGCGGCGGCACGCTGGTGGTGATCTTCCAGGAACCGATCTGGTCGGGGCCCATGCACCAGAAGGTGGAGGCGGGCCGGCGGTTCTTCTTTCGCTGCGATCGCTGCCACCGGGACCTCGACGTGCGGTGGCTGGAGCGGCACGCGCTGCCAGCGGTCAGAAGCCAGAGATCAGGGGGCAGCGGGCCAGGAGGGACGGCATGATGGCGACCAATTGCCCTTGTTGCTCACCGAGCACCGCCGGGCAGCACGCGCCAGGCTGCCCGTTGGGCGGAGCCAGGGCCATCAACTTCTCGTCGTGCGCTCCCGGTTACCGGATGAGGTGTGAAGGATAGGGGAGGATGCCCGTCGGTCTCCAGGCGAAGGTCATCAACGGCGAGGTCGTGTGGAGCGGCGAATGTCCCGCCTGCCACTCACGCCTTTTTAGCCTCGCCCAAACCAGTCGGCTCCCCGAGCACGTGGTCCCGCAGCCGGCCATCCTCGCCGGGGGAGTGGAGCGCCAGTGACCAAGGCGGAACGGGAGCGGGCGATCGCGGAGGCGTTGGAGTGGATGACCGAGGAGGATGGCAAATTCCCTGGCTGGATGATCGACCCGATGCTCGAGCGCGTGCTCCTCGATTCGACGCTGATCATGTACCCGCAGATCCGGCTGATCCCGGTCCTGGCGAACTTCCGGATGCACTGGTACCCGAGGGGGGCGACGAAGCCGCATATCTGGCGGCGACGGTGGCAGAACTGGGTGAAGGGCGGTGCAGAGTGGGATCCGCTGATCAGCGGGGAGAGCCGCGAGCCGCGAGGCAACCGCAGACCGGCGACTGGCGACCGGGACTTCGTTCGTCCCCCGTCCCCCGTCCCCCGCCCCTCGTCGCATCCCGTCGCGGTCGGCGAGGTCGTGCAGGCGGAGCTCGCGAAGATGAAGAGGCTCGTGGGGAGCTGAAATGGCTGTGCCGATCTACATCTTGAAGCGGAAGCGGGTCGAGCCGGCGAGCCTGGCCTGGCTGCGGAGCAACCCGGGGACGCGCACGCGGCTGCACGCCGAGATGTGCGTCCCCTTGTACCAGATCGAGTCGGAGGCGCGCGACCTGATCGAGCCGGCCCGGCGCGGGGATCCCATCGCAGAGCATCTGCTGGCGACGAGGTGGCGGGGGAGGGTCTGGAGCGCCGAGGAGCGCGCCGCCGAGGAGAAACGGAGAAACGGGGAATCGGTGAAACGGAGCGCAGCATGAAGATCAAGAGCTGGGAGGAGGCCGATGAGGCCCTTTTGCAGATCGCTCTCACTGCGAGGGGGCTCGCCATCGCTAAAGCCACCGTTGAGGAGCGTGAGGGTGAGATCGAGAGGACCGAGAAGGCCCTCGAGGAGTTCGTGCGCGAGCACGCCCAGGACCTGAAGGAGAAGAGTCGCAATCTCTCGCACGGCCGGGTGTGGCTCCGCTGGGCGACGAAGCTCTATACGAGGTCTTGGAAGCGGGTCCTGGAGGTTCTGCTCGACCGCAAGAGGCTGGACCTCATGCACATCAAGCCCAAGGTCAACAAAGAGGCCCTGGAAAAGTGCGAGGACGAGTTCCTGGAGGAGCTCGGGGTAGGCCGCAAGAGCGGCGATGTCTTTGGGTACGAGACGGCGTGATGGCTGAGACGCCGCCCGTTCCGATGCCAAAGCCGAAACCCCCGGCAGGCCGGCCCGTGATCACGGCCGCGAAGGCCTGCAGCTACTGCGGGGCGCTGACTGTGGTGCTCTGCCACAGGTCGCCCTGGATGGGAATCTTCCTCGCCTGGTGCACGGAGTGCTGCTCGGCGAGGATCGTATGATCCGGCAGGTGGTCGTCTGGGCGGCGATCCTGGCGGCGATCGTTGCCCTGAGTTTCCTCCTGGGCCGGCGGTACGAGCGAACGAGCGGCCTGCGGGCCGAGTCGGCGCTGGCGGCGGTGACGATCACCAAGGAGCAGGCCGGGGACATATTCGGGTACCGGGAGCGGATCTACCATTGCCCCCGGGCGCCGCGAGAGGATCTTCAACTTGACCGAACAGCTCGCCCTTGATTGGACCCTGGACAGCCTCGAGAGGAGGACCATGTCCCTCCTGCGGGTCCGCCGGGGCCGGAGTCAGGCGGTGCGCGTCCCCGACTTGGCGGCCCTCGTGGGGACTTCCCCTCGGGAGATCCAGGACGTCGTCAAACGCCTGCGGGAGCAGCATGGGTGCCCGATCCTGTCGAGCGCGGGGAAGCCGCCGGGGTACTGGTGGGCGGCAACGGCTGAGGAGCTGGAGATCTGCATCCGGGAGCAGCGGCGCAAGGCGATCAGTACGCTCGTCGTCCTGCGAGCGCTGAGGAGGCATAGGGCCCGGCTGGCGGGCCAAAGGGAGATTGCGGCGTGAGGTTGCTGTATAGGCTGTGCGTCGAGGGCAGGCGCATTTCCCGGCATGGGGAAACTGGCTGGAGGGGGGACCCCCTGGATGATCCCGGGAGCCAAGCGAAGCGCCACGAGGATCTCGTTAGGCATGCCAAGTTCTGCGATCGATGCCGAAGAGTCGTTGATGCGGTCAAGCGGGTGAAGGGCGTCGCACCATGAACGCAACGTGGGCGCTGCGGCGGCACGTGAGCGCGGGGGCCATGCGGATCCTCTGCGACCTGCAGGGCGGCCCGGTGCGCGCCTGGCCGTTGATCCGCGTCCTGTGGTTGAGCGGCGTCCTCGATGGGCGCAGGCCGATTCGGAATGTGGAGTGGAACGAGGCGCCGGACGGGATCCAGCCCGAGGTGCCGTGCTGGAGGCTCGGCGAAGAGGTCTGGAACTGATGGCAGAGGACAGAGGGCAGAGGCCAGGGGGCAGCAGGCCCAGCCTGCGGAATCGGACGATCGCGGCGGTGTGGGCGGTGGTCCGGACGCACGGCCGCGACGACGCCTGGCTCTATGCCGAGGCCTCCGCCGAGATCGGGCGGCTGCTGCAGGCGGGGTTCGGCCTGACCACCTGCACCGACCAGGAGATCGGGCGGATCCTGGTCCGGGTCAAGCGTGCCCTCGGGCTGCCGGTGCAGGAGTACCGGCGAGCGGGCAGTAGGCAGAGGGCGGAGGGCAGACGGCAGCAGGCGCCGGCGGTGCGGGCGGATGGGGAGGCGCGAGTGTCCCTGGCGCAGACCCGGTTCGAGCAGCAGCTCATTGAGGAGCTGCATTTGTCCGAGGGCGAGGTCGAGGGGATTTTCCGAAAGGCGACGGGGCAGTACTTCTCGTCGCGGATGAGCGATCACAGCAAATTCGTTGCCGCCCTGCAGTCGATCAAGCGCCGCCGGTCCGCTGCAGGCCCCAGAAGCGAAGAGCCGGCTTTGGCGGGGGGCCGACGTTGAACGGTGAGCGTCGCACGTGGAAGGCACCAGACGACGACCTCAGTCGTCTCAGCGCCGAAGACCTCGCCCGCGTCTGCCGGTGGGTCGAGGATCGCATGATCAACGCCATCACGCCGCTGGACGTCCGGCTCCAGCTGGAGATGCCGGGGACGATGGCGGCGGACCCCACCCTACAAACGGCGCGGAAGGCCGTGCAGAGGGTGATGACAGCGGTGGGGGAGTTGCGCGCGCTGGCGCGCCGTGCCGGAATGGGCGGAAGGCAGTAGACACAAGGAGGAGAGGAAATGCCACACTACAAGGACGGGACACTGGCGCAGGTCGGGGACATCGTGAAGGGCAAGGGCTATAATGTGAAGGGGCCGGACGGCGAGCTGAAGGAGATCGTCGGCCAGGTGCTTGAGATTACGCCGATGGCGACGAGGTGCAACGTGGTGCTGGCCTACTTCAAGCAGAAAGACCTCGGCACCATCGACACCTTCAAGTATCCCGACGGGGACTTCTTTCCCAAGGGGCCTGGGGTGCTCGTCACCTACAACGACAAGAGCTACAAGGCCATCGTGGCCGCCGTCGAGTTAGGCCAGGCGGACCAGTTCGAGAAGATCGCCTGATCGAGGGGACGGAAGGCAGCTTGGAAAAGACTTGACAACCGGGAGGAATCTGGTAATCTCCAAGGCCACATAGTAGGCCCCCCGCTGCGCAAGCGGCGGACCCTCAGGGGGCGGATGGCCCACGGGCCACGTCGAGGGCCAGGGAAGGCACGGCAGCCCAAGAAGCCGGCACCCCCGGATCTGCGGATCCGGATCGGTGCCGGCTTTTTGTTTTGGGAGGCTCGATGGGTGACCTGAGCGAGCATTTTTCCAAGAGCGAGTTCGCCTGCAAGTGCGGCTGCGGAGCGGATGCAGTGGATCCCGAGCTGATCACTCGCCTCGAGCAGTTGCGGGCGGCGCTCGGGAGTCCGATCGTGATCCTTTCCGGATGCCGGTGCCCCGCCTGGAACGCGAAGCAAGGGGAGGCGAAGCCGGACTCCGCGCATCTGACCGATCCCGCACAGAGCGAGATCTGCCAGGCGGCCGATGTGCAAACCCCTACGGGCCACGATCGGTTCGCCGTGCTGGCGGCGGCCGTGAGCGCAGGAGGGTTCCGGCGGGTAGGGATCGGCAGGACATTCATCCACATGGACATTGACCATTGGAAGCCCCAGGACGACGTGTGGCTTTATTCGTGACGGGCAAGCGGCCGGGCGCGGCTCGCCCCGCTGCCTCCCCGGCGGGGCTGATGCCCCTGGTCCTGGTGGCGGCGCTGGCGGCGGCCCCCCTCCCCGTCGCCGCGCCGCCGCCCTCGGGGTGAGCGTCTCTTGAAATCTGACATGTGGAACGTGGTGGAGAAGGAGGAACGGTGATGAAGATCGTGCTGGCCCTGCTGGCCCTGGTGGGATTGCTGCTCGGAGGAATCTGGCTGATCCGGCGCTGGCTCAAGAACCCCTTTGATCGGCACATCTGCTTCGCCGGTGCGCTCAGCGTGTTGCTGTGGCCGGCACTGGCGCTCGCGGCCGACGCCACGACGACGTCCCCCTTTCAGGATGTCCTGACGTCCATCATGCAGCTCGTGGCCCTGGTCCTGGCCGGACTGATCGCCTGGGCGGTGAAGCTCTTAGCCGGCAAATTCAAGCTGACGATCTCCGCTGACCAGTTCGCGTTGCTCCAGAGCGTCGCGAAGTCCGCCGTCTACTATACCGAGGAGTGGGCCGCGAAGAAGGCCAAGCTAGGCCAGGCGCCTGCCTCCGGAGCCGATAAGCTCGCGGCCGCCATGACCTTTGTCACGTCGAAGTTACCGGGGGTGGATCCGACCGAGGCCGCTAACGCGATTCACTCGGCCCTCGGCAGCCTCGCTGGACTGGGCGCAAGTAAGGCGGTGGGCGGAACCGGCTAGCAGGCCGGCAGGCCGGCGGACGGGTGGGCCTCAGGCCATTCCAGTTGAACAGGGTCTCACGAAAGGGGGTTGCCCAATGTTCCCGAAGCGAGTCCGCGTACTCTCCATCATCGTGGTCTGCCTGCTCGCTGCCGCCTGCGCGAGCACCACGCTCGGCAAGAGCATCCAGGCCGCGTCGATCCAGAAGCAGCTCGTGCAGCAGGCGACCGTGCAGGTCATCAAGATGTGCAACACAGCTCAGCTGACGCCAGCGAACTGCGCCAAGGTCGAGTCGGATTACCTCGCGTGGGCCTCGGGCGAGCAGGTCCTCGCGGACAGCCTCGCCGAGTGGGCGGTCGTGCAGTCCGACCCGAACGAGTCGAAGCTGACAGCCGCCCTAAACGCGGTTAAAGCGCTCGCCTCGGAGTACCTCAGCTTTATCGGGCAGTACGTGGACCTCAAGGCGATCGCCGCGAAGATCGGGGGCTAGGAAGAGGCCTGGCGTGGCCGTCGTCGCGGCCGCGGCGCTGCTAGGGGCACGGAAAACTGGAGGTTGACATGGATCCCCTCACAATCGCAAACGGCGCGCTTTCCTTCGCGAACGAGGCATTCGAGATCGCCGCGAAGCTCTTTGGGACGCCCGCGTGGGAGAAGTACGTCCTGGCCGGGATCGCCATCTGTCAGCAGGCCATCCCGATCATCGAGGACTGCACCACGAACCCGGCGAAGTACGACAACATGACCCCGGCGGACATCCGGGCGCTGCTCGCCCCGGAGTCTTGGGACGACCTGGTCAAAGAGGCCGCCGCCTGAGGCCGTGATCCACCGACCGGGGGCGCCATGACCTGGACGCAGGCGATGCAGGCGGCCGTGATGTGGGGGCCCGGGATCCTGATCCTGGTCGGGATCTTCGTCTTGGTCCGCCGGCCGCCCGAGTTCGTCGGCCAGTTCATCAAGGCGCAGGAAAGCCAGGCGGTGGCGATGAGCCAAATGGCCACCGCGGTGGAAGACGCGACGAAGCGCGACAACAATAAGCTCGAAGAGATCCTCGTCGGCGTGCAGCTCGTCTTGCATCGCCAGGAGATGATGGAGCGGAGGTTGGACCATGGATCCGGTTGAGCTGGGCCTCGCCCGCGGCAAGGCCCTGGAGATCCTGAAGGCCCACCTGGACCGCGAGCGGCCCGTGGGCGAGGAAAGCCTCGGCGCCTACATGGTGGAGGAGCTGCTGCTCACCTGGCTCGCCCGGCTCGGCCATCCCATGCTCCGGTCGCAGCTCAACGGCAGCGTGATGACCTACCTCAAGGACGGCGGCCTGGTGGTCTATAAAAGTTGCCAGCCGGCGGGGCCGAAGGGACCGACGCTGCTCGCCTGGCGGATCACGCATGACGGCCTCCAGGTCCTGGAGGGGACGAAGGCCGACGCAGGCGTGCGGGTTGTCTGATGGGCCGGCATCGGACGCGGGAGGTCGCAGCGGACCGGGCGCGAAGCTTCACCACGCTGAAGGGCTGGCCGGATGAGGCCCTCGTCTATCTCCAGGAGGTCTTCGAGCGGAAGCGCCAGGGCGCGGGACCCACGTGGGCCGAGCTTTTGGCCGACCTTAAAACGCGCTTCAACGTCGATTGGAACGACAGCTCGCTCAGCCGGTACTACGGCTTCTGGGAGCAGAGGCTGCGCGTCGAGCGGGAGGCGCACGACCAGGCCGTGGCCCTGGCCGAGCATTTCCTGATGGACAGTTCGGGCGACAGCAAGGCGCTCCTGAGCCAGCTCCTCGAGCACCAGCGGTTGATCGCCCTGAGCAACCTGGGGGCGGCGGACCCGACTGACGTGGCGTACCTGGCCCTCGCCAGCGACCGGCTCGAGCTGGCGAAGAAGAAGCTGGGGCTGGACCAGGAAAAGAAGAAGCTGGGCGACGAGAAGCTGCTGCTGGACAAGGCGCGGCTGGAGCTCGAGCGCGAGAAGGCGGCGGCGATCGACCGGCCCGGCCTCTTCCTCGAGTTCTGGAAGACGGTCGTGGAGACGATCGCCCAGGCCAGCCCCGAGGGCGCCGAGGTGATCAACCGGCACTTCGATCAGGTGATGGCGAAGATCAAGGCGGGCGCGGCATGAACCGTGAGGCGTGAAGCGTGAGGCGGCCGCGGGCGATCAGCGAAAAGCAGTTCAAGAAGACGGAGCAGGAGCTGCGCGACCTGGTCCGCCGGTCGGTCTCCGCCTTCGAGGGGGATACGGGCGGGAAGAAGCAGTCGCGGACCCTCCGGGCCCGGGACGACCGCCAGTTCTTCAACGAGACGTACCTGCCGCACTACTTTCACGAGCCGCCGGCCCCCATGCACCTGGAGATGGACCGCCTCGCCCAGATCACGGACCAGCCCGTCGCCGTCGCCGCGGCCCGTGGGTTCGCTAAGACGACGCGGATCACATTCGCCGACACGGTCCACGACCTCTGCTTCGCCCTCTGCCCCTTCACCATCATCGGCAGCGAGACCGAGGAGTTGGCGACGGAGATCACCCGCGCGATCAAGATCGAGTTGGAGGAGAACGTCCGGATCCGGAACGACTTCGGTGACCTCAAGAGCTCGCCCTGGGCGGATTCCGAGTTCGTCACGCGCACGGGCTGCAAGGTCCTGGCGCGCGGCGCCGGCCAGGCCATCCGCGGGCAGAAGCACGGCCCGCACCGCCCCGGCAAGATCAAGCTGGACGACCTCGAGTCCGACAAGATGGTCCGGAACCCGAAGCGGGTGAAGGAGCTGCTCGAGTGGGTCCGAGGCGCCGTCATGCCGGCCCTGGAGCCGAAGGCCGGCGTCCTCTTCCTGGTGGGGACGCTCCTCAGCAAGAAATCCGCCCTGGCCCAGCTCCTCAAGGACGGGGCCTGGATCCACGCCGAGTTCCCGGGCGAGAATCCCGACGGGTCGCCGGCCTGGCCGGCCAGGTTCCCGCGTGAGGTCCTGGACAAGCTGAAGAAGGCCATGGGCTCGAAGGCCTACGCGAAAGAGATCCTCCTCAACCCGGCCGATGACGAGGGCCTCTTCCAGGATGACTGGATCCGCCGGTACACGGAGGCGGATTTCGCGGCGATCCTGGCGGCTGGCAGGATCCGGACGGCCGAGGGGATCGATCCCTCCACCGGCCAGGGGCAATCCGGGGATTTCAGGGCCTTTTGCAAGGTCGTTAAGGCCCCGGACGGGATCCTGTACGTCCGGCGGCCGCTGATCGACCGGCGGTCCCTCCACCAGATCGTCTCCACGACCTGTGCCCGCCAGGCCGAGGAGCCGGCCCAGGACATCGGCCTCGAGGAGAACGGCTTCCTCGGGCTGAAGCTGGCCTACGATCAGGAGGCCAGGCTCCGCGGCCAGTACCTGCCGCTGCGGACCATCAAGCAGAGCGTCGCCAAGGAGGCCCGGGTGGGCCGCCTCTCGAATTACGTGGAGCAGGGGGCCCTCCGGTTCCTGGCCGGGGATGCCATGACGGACGTGCTGATCGAGCAGCTCGTCTCCTTCCCAGAACCCACGGTCCACGACGACGGCCCGGACAGCCTGGAAATCGCCGTGGGCCTCCTGGATAACTGGGCCGCGAAGGGGATGGGGATCTACGGGTACTACAAAGCCCAGGCGGAGGCCATCGCCCAAGCGGAGGCCATCGCCCAAGCGGCGAGGCAGAAGGAAGAAGGCAACCGACAGCCCGCAGCGGCGGCCGCGTAGGAGGCGCTGCAATCGGTGGGAAATAAAAACAGCATGAGGGATAGCCGGAGAGGCCGGAAAAGCAAGCCTGGGCGCATCCGGGCGGCCGTGGCGGGGCAAAAACCGGCAGCTCCAGACGCTTTTGCCATGGCCAGGGACGCGAGCCGGAGGGCCGGGAACTGGCGGGTGTCGTCCGACGACCTGCGGGCCGAGTACGGCCTGGCTGGGTGGTGAGAGGAGAAACCGATGACGCTGATGCTGTGCAACCAGGGGGCGAACCTGGAGCTCCAAGCGCTGGTGAACAAGCTCGCCCCGCAAGCGCTGGACCTGAAGCTGTTCAAGAACGACTGGGCGCCGGCGAAGGGGGACACGGAGGTCCAAGCCACCGAGGCCGACTTCACCGGCTACGTCGGGATCGCGCTGACCGGCGCGTCCTGGGCGGTGACCACGGCGGATCCCGCGGTCGCGAGCTACGCGGCCCAGGTCTTCACGAGCAGCGCGGACCAGTCGGCCCAGAACATCTACGGTTATTACCTGGTGCAGCATACCAGCGGCAAGCTCGTGTATGCCGAGCGGTTCGCAGACGGCCCCTACGCGGTGAGCAAGAACACGCAGAAGATCTGGGTGACTCCCCAGATCACGCTAACCTAGCGCGATGGCCACGGAGTGGCAGTACATCGGCTCCGGCGGGGCGACGGCCGGGGGCTCGGCGACGGTCGACCGGGACCACGTGGCAGCCGGCTCCGGCGGATCCCATGCCGGGGGCTCGGCGACGGTCGACCGGGACCACGTGGCAGCCGGCTCCGGCGGATCCCATGCCGGGGGCTCGGCGACGCTCGACCGGGACCACGTGGCAGCCGGCTCCGGCGGCGCCAGGGCCGGCGGCTCGGCACCCTGCGGGGCAAACAGGACGCGGCCAATCTCGGTCGGCGCCGTGGCCGGCTCGGCCGTGAGCGCGGTCGCCCTGTTGGCAGACAACCGAATGAGCACCGGCGGCGCCCGCCGGCGCGGCTGGCCATGGCGGTGGAACTGAAAGGGAGGCGGCGATGGCGAGGCGATCTGTCGCGACAGACATCCTAGCCGAGAACACCGGGACGGACTGGCTGCCGGTGGATCCGGGGCTCTATTCCGTCAGCGTCCAGGGGAGCTTCTCGGCGACGATCTATCTCCAGCGCTCGTTCGACGCCGGGCTGACCTCCGAGGACGTCACGAGCTTCGGGGCGGCCGTGGCCGAGAATGCCGAGGCGGCGGAGCACCAGCACGTCCGCCTATTCTGCAAGACCGGTGGATTCACCAGTGGCCGAGCCGGCTGCCGACTCGGGCAATACGCCCGATAGGGCCGAGAGCGGAAGATGGGGATCGTGGACCGGGTGATCGGGAAGGTCGCGGATGCGGTCGCGGCACGGCTGCGCGACGGGGGAAATCTCCGTCCCGATCAGCCCGCCCCTGGGGCCACCGGCGCCAGCCGGGATCCGGCTGCGCTCAGCGCCGTGTTCACGCCCCGCGATTTCACGCCGGGGATCCCGCTCGCCGTGCGCGAGCCGCCCGGGGCCCCGCCGCGCCAGTGGCAGTTCCCGGTGGGGGCGAACCTCCAGATCACGCCCCGGGGCGCCGAGCCGACGTCGTTCGAGATGCTCCGGAACCTGGCCGATTACTGCGACCTGGTCCGGATCGCGGTCGAGATGCGGAAGGCCGACCTGGTGCGGCTCGAATGGTCTATCGTCTCGAAGGACAAGAAGGACAGCGACAAGTACCCGGGAGAGATCAAAACCGTCTCGACCTTCTTCGAGTCGCCCGACCGCGAGCTGAGCTGGGACGGCTGGCTGCGGTCCGTGCTGGAGGACCTGCTCGTCAACGACGCGGTCTCGATCTACCGGAGGCGGGCGCGGAACGGCGAGCTGTACGCCCTCGAGGTCGTGGACGGCTCCAGCATCAAGCCGCTCCTAGATGGCCGGGGCCGGACGCCGCAACCGCCGCTGCCCGCCTACCAGCAGATCATCTACGGCTTCCCCTCGGTGGACCTCACCACCGAGGATCTTCTGTACGCGCCGAAAAACCGCCGGCCCCGCAGCGTCTACGGCAGCTCGCCGGTGGAGTGGATCATCCTGGCGGTCAACTGGTACATGCGGCGGGAGCAGTTCAACCTTGGGTATTATACCTTCGGTAACATACCGGAAGGTTTCATCTCCACCCCGGAAGGCTGGACGCCCGAGCAGATCCGCGAATTCGAGCAGTGGTTCAACGCGGTCGTGGCGGGCAACATCGAGGAGATCCGGAAGCTCCGCTTCGTGGGCCATGGCTTCACCTTCACGCGCTTCCGCGACATGAACTTCGAGGTGGCGCACGAGGAATGGCTGGCCCGGATCATCACGGCGGCCTATGGGGTGAACTATCAGCGGTTCGTCCAGCGGGTCGTGCGCGCGACCGCCCAGCAGGCGGCCAGTGAGACGGCCGACACCGGGCTCGAGCCCGACAAGCGATTCATCAGCGGCCTCATCACGCGCATCATCGCGCGCGATTTCAAGATGCCGTTCCTGCGCCACCAGTTCGTCGGCGGGGAATCCCAGGACGAGGCGGCGGATACCACCAAGCGGGCCACCTATGTGAACACGGGGATCTTCACGCGGGACGAAGTGCGCGTGCTGGAGGGTCACGACCCCCTGGGCCTGCCGTTCACGGAGAATCCCACGGTCACTACGCCGGCCGGACCGGTGCTGCTGGACGCCGCAGGCGTCCAGGGTCCAGCGTCCGGTGCCCAAGGTCCGCCGTTCCCCGGCTCCGGGGGCCGGGAATCGGACCTCGGACCTCAGGCCCCGGGCACGGAGGCCGCCCAGAAGGCGGCGGTCGCAGACCTCTCCCGCTGGCGCCGCAAGGCCCTCAAGGCGTTCCGTGAGGGGAAGCATGCGAAGTTCGAGAGCGCGGCGATCGCTCCCAGCGTGCGCGCCGCGATCGCGGCTCGGCTGGCCGGCGCGAAGAGCGAGGCGGATGTCCTCAAGGCATTCGACGGGAGGCTGGGAACGGAGGACGGGAAGAAGGCCGCGGTCGCCGGTCGCCCGTCATCGGTTACTCCGGGGCGGCGGGGCGACGATCCGGAGGCCAGGCGGCGGATCGAGGAGATCTTCGCCCGGCGCTTCCGCCAGCAGGGCGTGGCCATGGCCGTCGCCGCGCACGAGCTGCACAGCCTGGCGAAGGCCACATGAGCGCCGTTGACGATCTGCTGGCCCGGTTCCCCTCGGGCCCCGAGGACCCCCAGTTCCTCGACGAGTTGGTCGGGGTCCTCAGCGAGCCGTTCCAGGATGGCCTGATGTCCGGGACGAAGGCCATCGGCGGGGCGATCGAGCTGGGCGTGGCGAACGATCGCGCGGTCGCCTGGGCCCGGGATTACGGGGCGCGGCTTGTGACCCAGGTGGACGACACGAGCAAAGAGCTGATCCGGAACCTGGTCACCGAGGAACTGAGGGCGGGCGTGGTCATCCAGGACCTGACCGACGATCTGATGAAAGCCTTTGGTGACTTCGCCGAGTACCGGGCCGAGCGGATCGCGCGGACGGAAACGGCCCTGGCCTTCAACCATGGGACGATCGGCGGGTACCGCGATGCCGGGGTTGAATATGTGGAGGTTTTGGACGGGCCGGGCTGCCTACCCGATGGCCATGACGACGACGCGGGTCCGCCGGCCCCGGACGTCTACGGGATCCAGGAAGACGCGGAGGCCAACGGACAGATCTGGAGCCTGGACGAGGCGGCGGGGTACCCCGTCGGCCATCCGAATTGCGTGCGGGCGTTTGCCGCGGTGACATTCCCGCCGCCGGCAGAGGAGGAATGAAATGGCCGAGAAGCTGCTGATCGCCCCCTTCACGAAGGTGGACAAGGAGAGCCGGGTCGTCTCTGGCTATGCCACCCTGGAGGTCCCCGACAAGACCACGCCGATCCCGGAGGTGGTGGATTACGACAGCGCGAAGGCGGCCTTCGCCTCATGGATCGGGAACATCCGGGAGATGCACCTGCCGATCGCCGTCGGCAAGGCGATCGAGGTCGTCCCGGACGACGAGAAGCGGGGGATCTACCTCAGCGCCAAGATCAGCAAGAGCCGGGACGGCGAGGACGCCTGGACGAAGATCCAGGAGGGCGTGCTCACCGCTTTCTCGATCGGCATGAAGGGCCTGAAGCGTACCCCAGAGATGTTCGCCCTTGGTGACAAGAAGACCCCGGTGAACCGCGTGCGCTTCGATAGCCTGGCCGAGACCAGCCTGGTGGACAATCCGGGCTGCCCTGGGACGTTCTTCGACGCCGTGAAGGCGGTCCTGCCGGAGGCGGAGAAGAAAGACGTGGATCCCAACGTCGGCGGCGGGGTCGATCGCGACAAGCTGCCCGCCTCCGACTTCGTGGATCCCGAGCGGCGCCGGTTCCCGATCGTGACGGCCGGCGACGTCTCGGACGCGGTCAGCTCCTACGGGCGGGCCAAGCCGAAGATCCCGTTCGCCACCTTCAAGCGCCGGCTGACGGCGATCGCCAAGTGCAAGGGCTTCGAGAGCGCGCTGCCTGCGGAATGGAAAGACGAGGGCAAGGCCATCCTGCGGGACGCGGCGAAGGCCCTGCTCCTGACCGAAGCTGTGAAATGCGAGGCGTGCGACATCCACGCGGCCCTGGACGCGCTTCACGCGATCACGGCCCTGATCGACAATGAGACCTTCTCCCAGGCGATGGGCGAGGACGAGGCGGACGACATCGAGCTGCTCGTCGAGGCGTTCGAGCGCGTCCATGAGTTCATCGCCAAGGAGCTGGTCGAGCTGCTGGCGGACCGGGAAGCGCCGGAGGCGGCAGGCGCTGCCCAGGCAGCCAGGCCGGACCCGGATGGCATCAAGGCGCTCCTCGCCGAACACGGCGAGAGCGTGAAAGCGATGGTCGCGGGGGCGATCAAGGATCTTGCCGGCAAGGCGGACCTGGCTCCGCTCTCGGAGGGCGTGCAGAAGGCGACGGCCGCAACGGAGGCGGTGAAGACCGACCTCGCGGCGATCGCGAAGCGCGTCGAGACACTGGAGACATCCCCGGCGCCGGGCGGCCCGGTCCTTCGACCGGAGGACCTGGCCAAGCGTGGCATCGCGACGGTCGAGAAGGGCGGGGGCGGCCAGGCCGGAGAAGGGGCCAAGGCCGTGCTCGCCGACATCGCAAAGAGCATTGAAGAGGAGCGCGACCCGAGGAAGAAGGAGGGGTTGGGCCAGGTCTACGTGACCCTCTCCGCGAAGTACGGCGTCTGACTTCTCCCCTCGGCGCGCGAACGAGGAGAAAGAATGGATCGCATTGACTTCTCCAGGATGACCCTGCAGACGATCGACCAGGCGAAAGCGCTCCTGGCCGACGCCACCAAGGCTATCACTCCTACCAGCCCGGGCCTCACCGGCTATAGCCTCGAGGTGCCGGCGAAGAAGCTGTACCCGGTGCTCTGTCCGCTCCGGAACCGGATCGCCCGCGTCTCCCACAAGGGGATGGGCGCTACGGCGACGAACTGGAAGGCGATCACTGGGATCAACACCGCGAGACTCAAGGTGAGTGTGCCCTTCGGCTCCAAGAACACCGACGTCTCCTACGGCTCGTCGAGCAAGACGGCGAGCTTCAAATCCTTCGGGCACAATGACACGGTGCTGCAGGAGTCCCAGTACATGGGACGCAACTTCGAGGACGTCCTGGCGTTCTCGCGGATGGCGTGCCTGCAGAACGTGATGATCGGCGAGGAGGATCTGATCCTGGGCGGAATGGATTCCGCCGCCGGCGCCGCGTTCACGACCGTGGGCCTCGGCACGCCTGGCAGCGCAGTCGGCGGCACCGGCACGGGCGGGTCCGTCTCCAACGGCACCTACAGCATCCGGGTGTTCGCGCTGCCGTACTATGGTGCCACCATCTCCTCGCTGGGGACGGGATCCGGGAACATGCCCTACCACTCGCCGATCTCGCCCAAGAGCGCGGCCCTGGTCCTGACCACTGGGACCAACATCCTGACGGGCACCGTCGCGCCCGTGGCCGGCGCTGCGGCCTACGCCTGGTTCGTCGAGGCCGGGACCACCGGCTCGGCGGGCAAGCTCGAGGCCATCACCTTCAAGAACAGCGTGAGGTTCGGCGATTACGCCGACCTGATCGGGACCAACCTGGGCTACGGGACGGTCACGACGCCGACCGTGGACACCTGCGGCGACAGCGACGACTATGACGGGATCCTGTCCCAGGTCTGGGGCGGCTCGAGTCTCACCCAGGTCAAGGTCCTGACCAACGGGATCCTGTACTACAGCGGAGCCTCGGCCCCGGTGATCGTGATGAACACCGGCACGCCGGGCACCGGCACGGGGCTGACCGCCGACAACCTGGGCGGGATCACCGAGTTCGACGAGATCCTGCTCTACCTGTGGAACAACGTGCGCCTCGGGCCGCAGCGGATCATCTGCAACGCGCAGGAGGCCAGGCGCATCACGGCGAAGATCGGGGGATCCACCGGGCTGGTCTTCCGGGTGCAGCTCACTGACGGTCAGAACAACGTCGTGGGCGGCATCCTTGTCAAGGGCTACCTGAATAAGTTCACGGGCGAGGAAATCGACGTCGAGGTGCACCCGATGCTGCCGGCGGGGACGATCCTGTTCGAGACGGATCGACTGCCCTACCCGAACAGCGAGGTGCCCAGCGTCCTCGAGATCGAGCTGCTGTTCGACTACTTGGCGCAGGATTTCGCGATGACCACCCGGGCCTGGCCGCACGGTGTGTACGGCAACGGCGTGCTCAAGCACTACTTCCCGGCTGGCTGGGGGATCATCACGAACATCGCGGACGCGTAGCGCGCAGCGCGCGCTAGGAGGCTGGCAGGCTAGGAGGCTAGGAGGCTGGAGCGTTCCAGCTTCCTAGCTTCCCCGCATCCAGCGCAGCGGATGAGCGCAGCAAAGACGCTGCTGATTTGGCGAGTCGGCGGGATCGGCGACCTGATCTGGTGCACGGCCGCTCTGCCGGTCCTTCGCCGCCAGGGCTTCATCATTGATTTCTGCACGGACGCCGGCGGGCGGGAGGTCCTGGCGCACAATCCGCACGTCCGCCGGCTGATCCCGTTCGAAGAGCAGAGGACCCCGGATGGCCAGGAGCTGCAGGACCCGGAGAACAGGCAGCAATTGATGCCCAGGGCAGTCGAGGCGTGGTTCAACGACCTGGCGAAGGACTATGACGGTGCCGTCTGCCTGACCTGGTCGGTAGAAAGTGTCGCCCTCTGGAAGCAGAGGGACCATCCCCTCGAATACAATCTGCCGCTCGCGGAGCGCCAGACCGACTTGCACTACACCGACGAGATCGTGCGCCGGCTGGCGATGCCATGGCTGGGCGGGCTGCTTCCCCAGCTCTTTCCGAGCAGGGCCGAGCGGCGGTGGCTTGATAGCCTGCGGCTCCAGCACGTGTCCAAGAAGCAGCGGATGCTCCTCTGGCACGCGGCCGGGTCCGCCTACAACAAGGCCCTCCCCCAAGCGAATTACTATATCTCCGGGCTTCTGAAGGAGATCCCGGAGCTCGTCATATACCTCTGCGGCGACGGCGGGGTCGAGCAGTTCATCGGCGCGGGCAAGATCCTTGACGTCGTCCGCGATCGCTGTGTCCCCGTGTACAAGACTTGGTCGCTCCGCCAGCAGCTCCTGGCGACCTCGATCGCCGATTGTGTCGTCGGGCCCGAAAGCTCGATCGTCAACGCAGCGGCCTGCTGGGACAGCCCCAAGGTGATCTTCTTCTCCCATAGCCGCCACGAGAACTTGAGCCTGTATTGGTGGAACGCCTACCCGATCTACCCGACGGACCGCTGCGACTGCGCCCCCTGTTACAAGTTGATCAGCGGCGAGCCGGAGAGCTGCCGCGCCTATGAGGCGGACCTGGATTGGGCGGCCGCAGCCGGCCAGCATGAGAGGGCCGACAACGGACCACGGACCACGCCCGCCTGCCAGGAATCGGCGGGCAGGGACCAGGGGCCAGAGGTCAGTGGTCAGGTGTCAGCGGTCGGTGGCCAGGGACGCGGCCGCGCGGTGGGCGCGAAATGCTGCGTCCACCTGGACCACGGGCGCGTGTTCCAGACGATCGGCTCGATCCTTCGTGGGCGGAAGGATCGCACGTGCCCGGCCTGCGGGAGGCAGAAAAACCGGATCCTGCAGGACGGCGTCTATATCTGCGCGTGCGGGGCGAGGTTCGGGATGCCCGCCGCCCCCCAGCGCACCTTCCCGGAGCCAGAGCCCATGACCTGTCCCGTCTGCCACGTGGGCACCTATGAGCGGGTCCCGGCCGTGGGGAAGCCGGGCTGGGCGCTCTGCCGCTGCGGCGTTATCTTCCAGGACGTCCGGCACGTGGACCACTCGGTGTACGATGAGGCCTACACGAAGAAGTACGACTCTCCCGAGCCGCGCAAACTGATCCGCGCCGTCGGGGAGCGGTGGCTGCCGCGCATCGAGGAGCTGATGCGCGAACGCGGAATGGGGAATGCGGAATGCGGAATGGCTGAGCGACCGCGGCTGCTCGAGATCGGGTACTGCCTGCCGGAAGTCCTCATGCTGGCGTGCGAGCGCGGATGGGACGTCGCCGGCGTCGAGCTCAATCCGGCCTCGCCCAACGGCGACTTCCCTCGCTTCATCGGCGACTTCGAGACGATACCGACCTCGGACCTTGGACCGGAGACATGGGACGTTGTCTTCAGCAACCACGTTTTTGAGCACTTTAAGGAGCCCGTGAAGGCCCTTGAAAAGATGCTCCAGCTCGTCCGGCCGGGTGGCCTAATCCTGATCGCCACGCCCGACGCGGAGAACGCCCACGTGGAGGATCACCTGCATCGGAAGGAGCACCACGTCATCTGGTCGGCGCCGGCCCTGGCGGCCCAGGCGATGAAGGCGGGCCTGGAGGTGACCGAGGTCGAGAAGCATGACGGGCCAGAGTGCGGCTTCATCTCCTGGTTCGATTTCCATATGCTGCTGCGGCGACCCGCCGCAGGACCGCGGGCAAGCGAGCAAGCTGGCAAGCTGGAAAACTCTGAAGCCTGCCAGCCTGCCAGCCTGCCAGCGGGAGCGGAGCGACCGTGAGCCTCCCCATCACCGCGGCGAGCAATGCGGATCCGGCCGTCCTGACCAGTGCGGCCCACGGCCTGGCGACGGGGGACAGGATCGCCGTCACGGGTGCCACCGGCCTGTGGGCGCCGCTGAATGGCACCTGGCCGATCACCAGGGTGGACGAGGACACATTCTCCGTGCCGGTGGACTCCACCGGTTTCGATGACCTCACCGGCACGGTGGTGGCCACGACAACTAGCGCCCTCGTCACGATCCAGCAGATCAAGGCGTGGCTCGAAATCACCGGCAGCGAGCACGACGTCAAGCTCCAGGACTGCGCGGACCGAGCCTCCGAGGTCGCCCAGGACTACTGCGATCGGAAATTCGCCGTGGCCGACTATGATCCCGTCAGCACGCCGGACGACGCCCTGCTGGACGGGAAGGATCTCCCGTTCATCTACACGCCGCAATGGCCGATCGTCAGCGTGACCCTGCTGAAGCTCGTCCAGGAGGGGAACAACGGCGACCTCCAGAGCTTCGCGGTGAACCAGTACGCCGTCCAGCGGGACGTGGGCAAGATCACACTGCTCTCGTCGGCGGCGATGGCTCTCTGGTCTTCGCCGAGCGGCCCGCTGCAGCGTTCGTTCTTCCCGGACGGAATCCAGAACATCGCCGTGACGTACCGGGCCGGCTTCGCCAGCCTGCCGAAGGGCGTGGAAGAGGCGATCGTGATCATGGCCGCGCACATGCACACGATCGGCAACACCCGCCGGCTGATGGCGGCGAGCATTTCAATGTCGGGTCAGGGGGGCGGCGGCACCGCCAGCTTCAAGATCGACGACATGCCGCCGGAGGCGAGGGCGCGCCTGGACCGCTACAAGAGCGTGATTCCGAGGTAGCGATGCCTTTCAACTTGCACGTGAGCCTGGGAAACCTGGATCCGGTGCGCGAGCGGTTCGAGGGCTTCGACGCAAGGCTCCGGGCGAACCTGATCCGGGCGGTCCGCCATTCGGCGCTGGATGTCGAGCGCCGCGCCAAGGAGCTCGTCAGCGGTCCCGTCCTGCGGGTCAGGACCGGCACGCTCCGCCGGAGCATCAGCTCGCGGGTCGAGCCGTTCGAAGGGGGGGTCCGGGGGATCATCAGCGCCAGCGCGCCCTATGCCGCGACGCACGAGCTGGGCCTGACCCTGCACATCCCCGAGATCCGGCCTGTCCGGGCGAAGGCGCTGCACTTTTTCATCAGCGGGGGGCACACGGGCTACGGCGCGGCCGAGGTCTTTGCCATGCGCGCCCGGGCCCATGACGTCAAGATGCCCGAGCGGCCATTCATGCGGCGGGCCCTCCAGGAGATGGCGATCCAGGTCCGGGCGCGGATCCGGCAGGCCGTCCTGGACGCCGCCGGCGCTCAGCCGTGAGGCGTGAGGCATGACCCTGACGTTCGAGCTTGCCGACGCCGTGAGCCAGATCGTCTCGCTCCTGGCGGCGGACGCGAATCCGGACACGGACCTCACCGGCTGGTCCGACGAGTCCTGGCGGGTGAAGAGGATCCTCACGGATCCGATCATCGTGCCGAAAGACTATCCGGTGATCTACGTCCTCGGCGACGTCTCCGCGCGGGAGCTCTTCTTCGCCGATTCGGAGTACGAGATGCGGATGGACATAGCCCTTCTCGTCGAGAACCAGTACCGCGAGCCGACGGATACCACGGACAGCCGGCTGGAGATCATCAGGCTCTGCCGGCGCGTGGAGGAGGTCCTGCGCGTCAATCGGATCAGCGAGCCGTACTGGTACAAGAGCATCTTCCACCTCAGCAACGAGCCGCTTCGCGTCGAGGTGGCCCACTACAACGTCGGGCAGGTTCCCATTGCCGCCGGGCTCATGAACTGGTGCGGCTTCCGGCGCACGCAGTTCACGACCTGATCGGCCAGGAGGTGAATCGCCATGTCACCGCGTATGTTGAAGCTGTCCACCATGCTGGCCAAGTTGGAGGTGACCGAGGGCACTGACGCAACCCCTGCCGCGGCTGACGGCTTCTTCGCCATGGTCCAGCCGCCCAACCCGAAGGTGGACGTCCACCGCGTCGCCGTCCACACGGGCGCCGGATCCCTTTTGCCCTCGGTCGTCGGGTCTCGCCGGTTCGAGGGCCAGGCGACGGTCCTCCTCCGAGGGGCCGGCACCGCGTATAGCACCTCGGTCCTGCCCAAGGCGGACAGCCTCCTCCGCCTGTGCGGCTTCGCTGGCACCCTCGGCACGGGCACTACCGGCCAGAGCTATACCCTCCGCTCGAGCGGCTTCGAGTCGTTCTCCGTCTACCAGTACGTGAGCGGGGTGCTCTACAAGCTGCTCGGCTGCCGGGGCCTACCGGTCCTGACCTTCCCGCTGGGTGGCGTCCCGAGCCTCCAGGCCAATCTGCGCGCCCTCTACGCGGCGCCCACCGACGTGGCCAACGTCGTGCCCACCGGAGAGCCGAGCCTCGGGTACCCGGTGATGCTCGCCTCGGCATTCCAGATCGGGACCGGGAATTTCGCAGCCAAGCACGGAGAGATCAAGATCGACTTCGGGCGGACGATCACGCCGCGCGAGGATGCGACCGCGACTACCGGCTATGCGGGGATGGAAATGCTGCCCGACCGCGTCCCCGTGATGACCGTCGAGGCGGAGGCAACCCTCGAGGGTGGCTTCCCCTTCTTTGCGGACCTGGTCGCGGGCACGCAGCTCAGCTGCTCCTTCCAGGCTGGCACGACGCAGTGGAACCAGATCAAGGTGAACATCCCCGTGGCCCAATTCGAGAAGCTCGAGCACGGCGAGAAGGCCGGCGTCGTGACGTACAAGGCGACCTTCATCTTGACCAGCCCGACGGGCGTGGACAACGAGATCACGATCACCTTCAGCTAGGTCCAAGGTCCACGGTCCGAAGCCCGAAGTTCCCGGACCTTGGACGTTGGACATCGGACCTTGAACGGGAGGGTAGCGCCATGCGCGTGAGACTGGTTGCCGACGATGAGGCGCCGGCGCCCCTGGCGATCGGCGAGAGCACGTTCTGGGTGCGGAGGATCCCTGAGAGCCGTCGGCGGGAGGTCTGGGCCAGGCGGCGGCGGGAGATCCGGCGGGCCCCGGGGGGCGTGGATTCCGAGGCGCTCGCCGTGATAGGCGAGCACGTCGAGGATGACCTGCTGGACTATGCCCTGGTCCGGTGGGAGAAGCTGGAGGGCGATCCCCCCTGCAGCGCCGAGAACAAGGTCCTGCTCCCCCAGAGCGTGCGGGAAATCCTCCTGACCTACGCGCGGGGGCCCGTGGGGTCCGAGGAGGAGACGGGAAAAAACTCCGCCGCGCCGTCCGCTACCTAGTGCTCGTGGCGGCGGCGGGAAGCCGCGAGGGGACGGTCCTCGATCCCCTCTGCCCCGACTGCCCGTATCTGCCGGCCGGCGGGCAGCCACTTTGCTGGGAATGCGAGCGGACAGCGCTCGGACCGGAAGCCGCGGAGGCGCTGGCGATCCACAACATGCTCGGGATGGGGATCCCGGGGGACCTCGCTTTCGCGGCCTGGCGGAGGACCTGGACGCCGGAGGAGATCTTGGACGTGACCGAGCGGATCGGTCTCATTCGGCAGGAGTTGCGCTCGATGAAGGAAGAGGGTTAGGCGATGCCGGACGTTCTGGCGCTCCAGATCGTCGTCGACGACAAGGGGACGCCGGCCATCAAGGCCTTCGCCCAGAACCTGGGGAGCCTGAAGTCGGTTGCGGACGCCTCGGGGGCCGCCGTCACCACCCACGCGGGTGGGCTGGTCCGGCTGGGGCAGGCCGCCGAGGGTGCCGGCGTCTCCTACCGCACCCTGCGGATGGGCGTGAACGACATGGCCCTGGCCATGGGCACCACCAGCCCCGTGATTTCGCAGGTCGCCTTGGGCCTGGGCCATGTGGTGGATCGATTCCAGGGGGCCAGCCTTGGCGCGAAGCTCTTTGGCGGAGGCATCATCGCCGCGGGCGGGGCCATCGCGTACTTCGCCGCCCAGTCGCAGGAGACCGAGAGAGTCGCCGAGCGCTTCGCGAAGATCGACCAGGCGGTGCGCGCGCTCGACATGAGCGCCCTCCGGTCCGGGATCGCGGAAGTCAATCTGGAATTCGACAAGATGGGGCGCCAGGGCGAGACCTGGACCGGCGCCTTGAAGGGGCAAGCCGCCGAGGTGTGGCGGATGCTGCAGGGTCTCAAACCCGCTGCAGTTGAGGCGCGGCAGGCCCTGGATGCGCTGCAGGCGGGAATGGCCAAGGCCGTCGGGCTGGAGATGCGGGGCGCGACTGCCGGCCACGAAGCCACGATGGCCGGCCTCAAGGTCACCTCGCGGCAGGCGGGCCTCCAGAGCTACCTCTCCCGGGGCATGGCGGGCGAGAACACGATCGCCTTGACGGCCGACGCCGTAAAGCAGCTCATCCAGCAGGAGACGGGAGCGGAGGCGACGAAGCTTTCCACCCAGCTCAGCAAGGCCCTGGCCGAGGCCGCCAGCCGCGGGACACTGGAGGTGGAGCAGCCCCTGATCTCCGCCAAGTACAAGCAGTCCCTCGAGGAACTGTACGCGAAGCAGGACATTAAAATTGCCCAGGTCGAGGAGCAGGCGCGCCAGCAGACCCTCGGAGTTGGGGAGCAGCGGACGAGAGCGACCCAGATGGGCGGCGAGCTCTCGGCCGAGCAGCAGGACGCAAGGGTCGAAGCCCTGAAGCAGCAGATGGAGGCGAGCGCCAAGCTCCAGGAGGAATTCAAAAAGAACTTCAACATCACCGGGATGTTCCCCACGGTGGATCCCCTGGCGAAGCAGCTCATCGAGGAGGAGAAGACGGCGCGGCTGATGGCGATCGATGACACCCTGAAGAAGAACCTCTCCTCCGTCGACCAGATGAAGATCGCAGACGAGGACAAGGCGAAACTGGTGGGCCAGGCCGACCAGACGGCCGAGATGCAGCGGGCGAACGCGATTGCCGAGGCGGTCGTCAAGACGAACGACCTCTATGATGCCGTCGCCAAGGCGCGCGACCAGGTCACGGGCATGGCTGCTGACGTTCAGACAAAGCTCGTCGGTGGCATCGAAGCCGCGGCCGCCGCGATGAAGGAGGTCGCGGACAACACCGAGGTGATCGGGATGCCGGGATCCGCCTTCCAGAGCAAGCCCGGCCAGGTCAGCGATGCCTGGAAGAAGTTCTTTGAACAACCGAAAACGGGCGTGGGTTCGGAGGATTGGTGGAAGAGTGGCCCATTGGCGTCGAGCGGGGTCCCTGGCTCTCTAACCGGCCTTCCGGCCGGGTCCAGCGTGGGCCCCCAGGTCCAGGTCCCGGCTCCGGTAGGCGGAATCGCCGACTGGAAGCCGGCCTCGCAGATGGACCCCTCGGCGCTGCCAAGCGTCTATGCCGGGGCCTCCAGCATCGAGAGCTACCAGGAAGGCGGCGTCATCCCCGGGCCCGTCGGTCGGCCACGGATGGCCATCGTCCACGGCGGGGAGACGGTCGTCCCAAGGGGGGGCGGCGCCGGCCGTTCGGGGCCTGCCGGGCCGGCGGTGATCGACGTCCGGGTCGGCAGCGCGCAGCTCGTCCGGGCGGTGATCCCTGATCTGCAGCGGCTGATCGACGACCGCTCAATCCGGGTGAGCTAGCGCGATGGCGCAGACCCGCACGGCGGCGTTTGCGGCCCAGGCTGATGGCGGGCAGGATGCCCCGACCGAGCCCGTCGTCCTGGTGCGGATCACCTTCGGCGGGAGCACGGTCTATTTGACCTCGCGCGCCGGCACCTACGACGGCCAGGTCTACGAGGAACTGCTCAAGGAGGGTTTGACGCTCACCATGGCGGTGGACCGGCTCGGGCGCGTGGAGCGGAACTCGGGAGATCTCGTGATCAGCAACCTGCCGGATGCCAGCGGGGCCCGGTTCAGCGACCTGCTCGCGGACAGCGTGATGGACAACTGCGCCATCGAGATCGACCAGGCCTTCGTCGGAATGGCCGCAGGTGACTGGCTGCCCGTCTTCCGGGGGGTCGGCCTCCTCCCCGAGCAGGGCGCATTCGATGATGAGACCTTCACGCTCAACCTGCTCGATGAGGGCCAGCCTGCCACGCCGGATACCCTCGGGCGGCAGCCGAACCGCATCCATGAGGTCCTCGGCACCATGGTCACCGCGGCGGAGTTCCCCCGTGCGGACCCCGACGCGGTCGGGTCTATGCAGCCCGAGATCTACGGCGCCGTGCAGGGCTCCCCCTGCCTCGCCGTTGACGCCGGCGCCGCAGACCGACTCGCCGGCGATATCGACTCCGCCGTCACGATCATCCCTCTCTCCGACGACTGGATGCTCGCCCTCTTTCCGGCTGCCGGGACGGTGCAGATCGGCGACGAGCAGATCTACTACACCGGGAAGGATTTCGGGGCCAGGACCATACCGATCACCGGCGCGAACAATGCGAATCCGGTTGTGCTGACCAGCGCGGGCCACGGCCTGGTGACCGGGGATGGGGTCGTCATCACGGGCGCCACCGGCGGCATCGGTGACGTGTGGGAGGCGCTGAACGGCACATGGCCGGTCATCGTGCTAAATCCCAACGCCTTCACGGTGCCCGTGAACTCCGCAGGCTGGGGGGCTCTCGGCGGCACGGTCGTGGCCATGACGATGGCCGTCCATCTCACCGGCTGCACGCGCGGATACGCGACTACGACCCCGGACTCGCATGCCGCAGGCGCTGCCGTCTGGGAGATCAAGGCCGAGTACTCCTACCTGGTCGCGCGCCACGGTTGCAGGAGCGTGGCCAACGTGATCGTGGACGGCGTCCTTCAGGATCCATCGATCTACAGCATCGATCTCAGCGGGCCGACGCTGATAAAATTCGCCGCCAAACCGGCCACGATAGTCGCGACAATCGTCCACCAGCAGCCCAGCTTTAGCACCGCGGTCGTCTCGGAACAGTCCCCCGGATCCATCTCCACGACCGCGGAGCAGAGCCCCGGCTCGATCTCGACCACCTCGGAGCAGTCGCCGGGATCCATCGCGACGACCGCGGAGCAGAGCCCCGGCTCGATCTCGACCACCTCGGAGCAGTCGCCGGGATCCATCGCGACGACGGCGGAGCACGGCCATTCCACCGACACCGGGAGCCACACCCACACGACGGCGGACATGTGCCACGAGTACCAGTCCTCGCCCAGCCTCCCGGCGCAATTCACGGCCGACCAGGTCTTCAACTTCGCGAACACGCCGGCGTCAAGCACCAGCGTGAACTGGCACATCTACGTCGACGTCATCAGCGGCACCTGGCAGTGGAAGAATGGGGCCAATGTGGTCGAGACCTTGGCCCAGGGGGACAACTTCTTCACGGAGGCATCGCCGGGCACCCAGTACACTCTCAAGATGGCTGGCGCAGGCACGATCCTGATCGATGTCGTCGAACGCGACCTGACGCGGGTTGGTACCGGCAATGCCAACGCGGCCACCGGGGTCTCCACGTCTCGGACCGGCGCGACCGCGGTGGCCATGGCCGCCCTGACCGGCGCCACGGCCACCCAGATGGTCGCCCTCGCCGGCGCGACCGCGAGCAGCATGGCGGCCCTCGCCGGGGCCACCGCCAGCAGCATGGCCGGGCTCGCCGGCGCGACCGCCACGAGCATGTCCGCGCTGAACGGCTCGACCGCCGTCAGCACCTCACGGACCGCCAACGTGGTCCTGAGCGGCGCAGACGTCGAGGTGGGGAAGGTTGTGACCTGCGACGTCGAGGGCTACCAGGATGACGGCTCGGGGACCTACACGGGCACGCCGAACGCCCTGGTCACGAATCCCGCCGACCAGGTCGCCCACATCGTCGGCGAGCAGCTCGGCCTCGACTTGAGCGAGTACGTGGATCCGGTCTCATTTGCGGCGGCCCGGGCGGCCTTCGCCGCCGCCGGGATCCGCGCCGACTGGGGCCTCTACCAGCCGATGGACAGCGCAGAGCTGCTGGAGCGGATCCGCTGGTCCACGGCCTCGCGGCTCTTCCTCGGCCAGGACGGCCGGTTCAAGATGCATGTCCTGCCGCTCGGCGGGACCGCCGCGATGACTATTGACGAGCCCGTGGACGTCTTGGGGCCCGACCATGGGGGAGGCCCCATAAAGGTCGGCCGGACGCGCCCCATCTACCTCGTGAACCATATCTGGCTCCTGTACCGGAAGAGCGTCCTGGGCGGCACGTACTGGGCGCTCATCGACGTGGAGGATACAACCTCCCAGGCGACCTACCGGACCGCAAATACGCTCACCATCGAGAATGACTTCATTCGGGACGACACCGCGGCGGCGGCGATCGCCGCCAGGTACCTCGCCTTCATGAAAGACGTGAAGTGGCGGGCGACGGCGACCGCGTTCGCCTTGCCCACGCTGCACCTTGAGCTCTGCGATCCCGTTGGGATCACCAGCGCCAGGATGCCCGGTGGCTGGGACGCTGAGCCGTTCACCGTCGAACGAATCGTCCGCACATTGTGCCCGCCCGGTCAGATGGGGCGGGCGGAGCTGACCTGCGTGGGAGTGTGAAAGGAGCTGCGCCATGACCGGCTATACCGTACAGAAAATGGAGACGCGAGGCCAAGCCCTGGTAGCCTGGGTCCACTACGAGCGGGCTGATGGCGTGACGAAGGACGAGCGCCTGGGCTGGCCCGTCGAGATCAAGAAGGCGGAGATCGAGACCGTCCTCGAGCAGCGGTTCAAGGATTTCGTCGCCGGGCCGGTCTCGCCACCCGCTGTCCACGAGGCCATGGCAATGGTCGGCCAGGCCGAGGACCTGAGCCATCTTGATCCGGGGGCGCCGGCAGCATCAGCGCCGGCACCGGCAGCGCCTGCAGCACCGGCGCCAGCGACACCAGCTCCAGCAACACCAGCTCCGGCGGGCCCCACAGCACCAGCGCCGGCGGCGGCCGCCGAAACCCCGGTGCAGTCATGAGCGCGTCGAAGGCTCCCCGGGGGCAGCATGGATCAGCGGCGCCGGCGCAGCTTCCACATGCCGCGAGCGCTGACCTGATGCCCGGCGAGCTGGTCCGGATCTATGCGGATCCCCAGAGCGGCCAGATCGCCTACCGCCATCGCAGCCTCGCGGACGCGCGCGGTGAGGTGGCCTGCGTTCTGGCCGCGATCGATCGCGAGCTCCTAGTTCAGGAGATTATCCGCCGGATGAAACAGGATAAGGGAAGTGGCACTGTTTGAATTCCGGGATCTCAGCGGGAACCTGCTGGTCGAATTCACGCGAGGGCCCTCGTACCCCCTCGGGCGAGGTATCCAGCAGAACGTCGTCGTCGGTGAGTCCCTCGGGGGATTCATCCGGGCCCAGGTGCGCGGGCAGGTCCGGAAGCGCTTCGAGCTTCAGTTCAAGCTCCAGCCGCTCGACACGTATCTGGCGATCATGGGCTTTCTGGACGACTACGCAGGACAGAGGGCGCCCTTCTACCTCATTGGCGACTGGACTTATTTCGACGGATCCTGGGCCTTCAACGGCACCGACTATCCGTGGTGGGGCGGGCGACGGCGGGTGCGCCTGCTCGAGCCGGCCCACAATGTGCCGCTGGTCACAGTCAACCTCGTCGAGTGGGGGTGCACCCTCCTCGAGGACCTCGTGTGAGGTAGGCCATGGCGACACTGACGCCGTTCAGCACCACGACCCCCGCGAATTCGTCGGAGATGAACAGCCGCATGCAAGAACTGAACGCGGCCAAGCCCGACAAGGGCGTAGCGGAGGTCATCACCGGCCAATTCAACTTTGCGAACGGCGTAGGCGTCGGCGGCGTGGTCAAAACCGCCTGGCCAACGGCGGTGGCGGGCTCCAATGGGACGGTCTTCAGCAGCGGGTCCGTCACCCTGGCCGGCGCGGATGGGGTGGTCGTGACCCACAACCGTGGCGCGACGGACTACCTGGTGAAGGTGACGCCAGACACGCTCGCCGGCCTGAGCCGCGTGGGCGACGTTGTGGTGGTGCGCGCCGCCAATACCTGCACGATCTACAACAGCGGGGCGTCGGGGATCACCGCCCGCGTGGAGCTGAGCGTCGTCGCATAGGGCCGCCTGCGTACCCTCGTGCCGTGGAGGCGAGAATGATTACATGGGACGGAACGACCATCCGCTGCGATGGCGTGGCCATCTGCGACGCCGAGGCCCGCCGCGGCCAGCAGGTCCGGATCAGCCGGACCCGGAACAACCTCGGCGAGGCCAGCTACGCGATCGACGCCGACGGACCGGCGGAGGCCGCCTGGCTCATCGGCGTGCCCGCGCAGGGACCGGTGACGGCGGCCACGATCCGACAGGAGGTGTGACGTGGGCGAAGAACTGAGCCTGTGGACCGGGCGCAAGCGCCACGAATTGCTCGCGGCGCCCCTCTGCCGTTTTGTCGACCCGGAGGGCACGATCTCGTGGATGCGTTGGATCCCGCCGTTCACTGCCAGGAAGGCGGTGACCACGCTCGGCGCGGGTGCCACGCCGAGCGGCACGATCGGCGACTGGTTCCACCCGATCCTCACCCCGGCCGGCGCCGTCGAGACGACGGATTTCGTGACCTATTCCATGGGCGGCTTCTGGGTGGATCAGTACCTCTGCAGCAGCCGCGACGCCAGCGCTGCCAGTATGGGCACCGTCGCCGACGGGGGGGCTACCAAGATCGCCTACCACAGCCAGCGGGGCGTCGCCCCACGGGTGAACGAGGCCATCGCCCATTTTAAGACCTACCTCGTCGCCCGCTTTGCCTCCGGGGCCGGGTTCCTGCGTGGCGACGGCCCCCAGGTGTCCGCCGCGTACTGGGCGACCCATGGCGGCCTCATCACCGACCAGCACTGGTTCGAAATCTATGTTTGGACCCGGATCAACCGCATTCTCTTGCGGGGCAACACCGCGGGCTACGACGGCACGAATGCCAAGGCCCCCCAGTACCACGGAGACGGGAGCGAGCTCGGCCAGCAGGACACCGCGCATCCCCTGGCTTACGGCGTGAACGTGGCCGGCGGCGGTCCGCCGTCCTGGGATCTGCCAGTCTCCGATTTCTGTGGCAACCGCTGGGAATTCACCGACGGGCTCCGGCTCTACAATACGGAGATCTGGTCTGCCGGAAAGACGATCGACCCGGCGGGACCGTACAACAGTGCGGCTTATACCGACACCGGCCTCACGATCGCCGGCGTGACGTCGGGCCAGTCTGTGACGGCCCTTCGCGGGGAGGCGGCGATCGCGCGGCATGGGACTCCTGCCAGCACGGGTGCGGCGGGCGGTGGGCCATTTGACGGCATGGGATTCTGGTACGCGCCTAGCGGTGAGATGGTGGCCATCCGTGGCGGCTTTTGCGACGCCGGGGCCCAGTGCCCAGGCGCGCTGAGCTTGGGCGCCAGCCCGTCCGACGCCGAGTGGGACATCGGCGCCCGCGCGGTGCTCATTCCCTGATCTGTCGGGCGGGCGATAGCCCGCCCGAGGAAGCCGTGGAAGCCCTAAAGATCCAACAGAAGGTCGAGGATATGATCGGCTACGGTCTCGGCGTCGTCCGCAATTTCCCCAAGGTTGAACGGCACGTCCTAGGGGCCGATCTCCGATGCAGCATGTACCGCCTCCTCCGGTTGGTAGTCGCCTGCAACCGCCGGCACTACAAGAAGACCGCGTTGACCGAGATCGACATCGAAGTGGCAGTGTTGAAATCCCTGGTCCGGATCGCCTATACGGTCCGGTTGATCCCGCTTCGCCAGTACGAGCGCTGGCAGACCTTGAATGTGGAGATCGGCCGGCTGTTGGGCGGATGGATCCGGAGCCAGCGAGAGGTCGCGCCGGCCACGCTGTGATTGCCCGGCGCGATTGGGGCGCGATCGCACATCCGCGGGCGGATGGCCATCCGTGGCGGCAATTGCAACAACGGGGCCCAGTGCCCAGGCGCGCTGAACTTGAACAACAGCCCGTCCAACGCCAACTGGAACATCGGCGCCCGCGCGGCGCTCACCGCCGGCAGATGTCGAGTCCCCAAGGGGACCGGCCAGGCCATGATGAGCACGGATCGCGCTCCACGCCCTAGGCACAGGCCCGGGGCGAAACATTGAACAGGAGGGGGCGACCAGTAGGCTACCAGCCGACCGCCGCTCCCTCCGATCATCCATGATGCCAAAGATGGCGGGTAATTTGTTCGAGCAGATCACGACCTTTGGGAACCTGCATGCGGCCTATCGCCAGGCTGCCCGGGGCAAACGTTGGGGGCGGCAGGCCCTCGCTTTCCGCCAAGATCTCGAGGCGAATCTCCTCGATCTCCAGACGGAACTGTGCTCCCAGACCTATCACGTTGGAGTCTATCGTAAATTCATGGTATACGAGCCCAAGGCACGCGAGATCGCCGCTCTGCCCTTCCGAGATCGAGTCGTTCATCATGCCCTCGTCCGCGCGATTGAGCCCCTTTTTGAAAGGAAATTCATCAGGGATTCCTACGCCTGTCGGGTGGGCCGCGGCACGCATGCCGGGGCCGACCGGATCGAATTCATGCTCCGCCGGGCGAACCGGAACTGGCCTGCGGTCTACTGTCTCAAAGGCGACGTCGCCCGGTTTTTCCCGAGCATCAGTCACGACGATCTAAAGGGGATCCTCCGGCGAACGGTCCGCTGCCCGAAGACGCTGTGGCTGCTGGATCTCATTATTGACTCCACTGTGCCCCCACCGGTCGGCCTCCCCATCGGGAATCTGACAAGCCAGCTCTCTGCCAACATCTACCTGAACGAGCTGGACCATTTCGTGAAGGAACACCTCCGAGCGCGGGATTACGTCCGGTATATGGATGATTTCATAATTCTACGCCCGGAGAAGGAAGTACTGCGCGGTTGGCTCCGCCAGATCGAGGGTTTCCTGGCCCAGGAGCTTCACCTTCGGTTAAACGCGAAGACGAGCATATTCCCGGTTGGCCAGGGGATCGATGTCTTAGGATACAGGATCTGGGCGACCCATCGTTTCTTGCGCCGGCGCAGCATCGTCGGAATGCGCCGCACGGTTCGGCACCTGGCGCGTGAGTACGCGCAGGGGCGGGTCCCGCTAGAATATGTGCGATCAGTAGTAGCCGCCTGGCATGGCCACGCCAGGCACGCCGCTACCTACCACGCAACAGAGGCCTTGCGGCAGGCATGGTGCAAGACGCTTGAGTCGCATTCTACTGGTCTTTGA